ATAGACCATACTATGGATTAAGTTGGAACTATGATTTAGGGTTTGGATCTTTAACTTTAAATTATAATTTTAATCCTAGATTTCCATCTAGTAATTCAAATACTACTTTTTCAGTAATGAATACCCTAGATGCAACAGCTAATACAACAGGGCAATGGAATTTATATGGAGCTCCTACTGTTAATAACAATTCTTTTTTAAGTTCAACGCTAGTTACTGGACAGAAAGTTAGTTTTGGAACTAATATAAGAGGATTTTCTGATCAAACATCACTTGGAACAACAACTAATACAGCACTTGGTACAACATCCGCTGGTGTAGCTGGTACTGGTACTATTAACTATAATTCAACTAGTATTTATAATGGTTATCTTTCAACTATTAAAGGAAATGTAACAGATACCTCTATATCTAGATCAGCGTGGCATGGATTACAATCGGCATCTCTGTACGGACCCACGATAACAGAATATAATGCTAGTACATCAACAGTAAATGCTTATTTTAAATGGCCATCAGCTGACGTGTCTGCGAAAGGTTCTTATGTTTTACATCCTATGGTTTGGAATAGAGCAGATTATAATAATATTGGCGGACTAATAAGCGATAAATCCGGAATTTATCTTTTCAACGGCGACTATGCTGCGGGGGATGAATTTACTGTTAGTGGTATTACATATTCTATATGGCCATTAGCTGACGGGTGGGGTTATCGTGTTGGTTTAGCAGTACCAAAGAGGTAAGACAAAATGGCAAATATCTCTCCTGGACAGGTATTAACTACATTTACCGGAACACTTACACAGAATTCAAACACGATAACTTCGCCCACTCCGCCACCGACTGCTTATCAATATTATACAATAGTTGCGTCAGGGATTCCTTCAGGTACATATATCAGCAGCACTACTCCTTCTCTGATCATGAGTAAAACGGCATCAACAACTGGAACTGCGACTTTCTCTGTAATAGCAACTGGAATTCAACAAATAGATGTAAATTTTGTAAAAGATGCTCAAAATATAAACACAAACAGAAGATTAGGATGGGGGTAAAAAATGGGAACTAATCTTTCACCGTCACCTGCTACTTTTGTAGGTTGGATAACCGATACTACTAGCAAAGACCTAGTTGGAGTATACAATTATACTAATAACAACGAAATTACTTTCTGCACTCCGGGAAGTTATGGTGTTGTTATACCAAACGGTGTTACTAGTATCAATGCTGTCTGTATCGCAGGTGGCGGCGGAAATGGCGGGGGTGGCGGATATCTATGCTATAGGAATAATATACCAGTAACTGGCGGAACTAGTATAGCCATTGTTGTAGGTTCTGGTGGAGCATCAACTGGTAATGCAGCAGCAAGTGCTGGTTTTGATAGTATAATATTTGATTCCAATGGTGCACCAATAGTTGGGACATTTAGCGTAGTATCGACTGCATCTGGACAGATGATCTTTACTGGAAATGCTAGTAATGTAACCATACCTGGTACTAGTTTTTCAGCAATTTTAATAGGTGGCGGTGGTGGCGGTGGTGGATCCAGTGCCACCGGCGGTGGTGGCGGTGGCTCATTAGTATATATTAATAATGTTACAAATACAGGTGGTACCTACAATATAACAGTTGGTTCGGGCGGTGCAGTACAATCAACAACAGGAGCAGGAAATCCAGGAGGAGCATCGTCTATCGTAGCAGTTGGTACGCCAAATGTTACTCTTGCGATCGCAGCGGGAGGTTCTGGCGGAACAAATGGGGGAGTTAATCCAACAAATAGTACTGTAGGAACTGCATCTTCAACAAATGTCTTTACATCATATACAGCTATAACTGCTTCATTAACTGCTGTTGGAATAAACGGTACAGCAGTTATCAGTCCAGGCGGTGGTGGTGGTGGAGCTTCTACCGTTGCTGGCGGAGGCGGTGGTGGTGGTGGTGGTGGTGGGTGGGCAGGTGCTGGCGGTAGAGGTGCTGGCGGTAGTGGTGTGTCAGCAGCAGGAAATACAACTACAGGAGGTGGTGCTGGTGGTGGGCAAGGTGCACCTGGTGCACAGGGTCTCGCTGGCGGTGGAGCCGGTGGTGGAGTTGGATTATATACCACTAGTGCGTATACTACTGCTAACGGGGGCAGTAATACTACTACAGGCGGTGGTGGAGGAGCTGGTAGCGGAAGTGGCGGTGGTGGTATTGCTGGCGGTGCCGGATTAGGACAAACTAGTGATAATACCAATGGTAGACAAGGCGGAAATTACAATAATATTTCTTTCTTAGGAACTATTACAGTAACAAATACAGTAACTGGGGTGTCAACACTAACATCTTCTACGTCGATTACGCTTGTTGCTGGAATGGTTATCACCGGAGTCGGCGTAACTGGATATGTAACAGTAGGCACCGGCGGCACCTTGATCACTTCTTTTACTAATATTACAAATCCATACTTTGTATCTGTACCTACTAGTACTACTCTTTACGCAAGTATGAGTGCTTTTGGTGGTGGCGGTGGTGCATCGAGTTCAATTGGTAGCGGTGGTAGTGCATCGGCTATCGGCGGTGGTGGTGGACCCGGAGCAGTTAGAATAATTTTTCCTGGATCTAAGACCATTCCAACTGCTACTGCATACGATGTTGCATCAATAACAGCAGGTGGGACTTCTTTAACAGTAGGAACTAGTTATGTTATCGCAAATTTAGGTAATACTACTCAATTACAATGGAACACTATCGCAGGTACTAGTGGTGTTACTTATGCGATGGGAAGTAGCTTTACAGCCGCTACTACTGGTACTGGAGGATCGGTAACAACTGGAACTGTATTTGCGGCCCAAATATCTTTAAGATTACCAACAGGAACATCAATGACAAATCTGACTGCTGGTACTCCGGTTTATTTCGATAAAGCTATCTCAACGATAGTTGCGTTACAGATATATTATATATTATCTGCCGATCCAAGTAATCTAACTATACAATTATGTAACTCACCTAATTCAACTAGCGCATTACAGCTCGGTACTGCTCAATCATACACAAATGTTACTATGTACTATAGTACTGTAAGAGCACCGGGTGGTAATTTATCAGTAGGCACTTTACCAGCAATAGGAGCAAATGGCGGGTATGCTGGTGGTCCGTCGTCTAATGGAAGCTACGGAGGTGGCGGTGCTGGTGGATATACCGCAGCTGGAGGAACAGGATCGACTACTAGTCCAGCAGCAAGCACCGGTGGTGGTGGTGGTGGTGGTGGAACCGGAACAGGCGGTGGTGGTGTTAACCTTTATGGTTCGGGAAAAGATGGTGGTGGTGGTGGTGGTGGTGGTTCTTATGGATATAATGCGGTAGGGGCAAATGGCGGTCTTTTTGGCGGAGGTGGCGGCCCTAACGGATTAGGAGCAGGTGGTGCTGTTAGAATAACCGTTAACGGTCCAGGATATGCTACGAGTAGTTTTCCGTCGGCTGCGTTATCTGTTAATACAACTATTCCACAAGGTCTAGTTGCAGTAACTACAACGTATGTAGGAACCCCTTCACTACCAGTTGGAACTTCAATATCTGTAAACAGTAATTTTTCAACCGGTTCATTAACATTAGCTCAAACTCCCACTGGCACCGGATCAGCATTATTTACAGTAACACCGACGCCCCCGACACCAACCGGAAAAACAGTTTCACTTCCTACAGAACAGGCATATATTAAGTCACAACCAATTACTCCACCAAAATTATCAAATTATTATCTCGCTAGAGTAGATAACAACTCTAATCAGAGTCTGGAAAAAACGTTAATAACATCAACTACATTAGCAGATGGTTTACAAATATCTAAAACATCGGATCAAAATCTCAGCACAAACGAAGACATAATCAATAGTATCGGCTGGAGTACTAGCAGATAAATATGACTGGAGATAATAAATGAGCCAACTCGACGATGCTAAACAAAATGTATTTGAATATGTAAACGCGATGCTTGGCGGTGGTATGATTGATGTTGAATTAGATCCAATACATCTACAGGTTAGCTTTGATCGTGCGCTAAACAAATATAGACAACGTGGTGACAGCTCAGTCGAAGAAAGCTATATGTTTATGACATTAGAAACAGATGTTAATACGTATACTATGCCAAAAGAAGTTGTTAATGTAAGACAACTTTTCCGTCGTAGCGTGGGTTCACGATCAGGCGGGGGTGACGGTGGAACACTGTTTGAACCATTCAATATGGCCTATACTAATACATACCTACTTTCTAGTTCAAATATGGGCGGTTTAGCGACCTACGAAATCTTTGCACAATACCAAGAAATGGTCGGACGTATGTTTGGTAGTTTTATCAATTATAACTATAACCAATCAACACGCAAATTAACCATATTACAACGCCCACGTGGGCCTGAAGAAATATTAGTTTGGACATATAACTATCGACCTGATTTTACTATATTAGAAGATATCTATGCTAATCAGTGGATTAAAGATTATACATTAGCAACATGTAAAATGATGATGGGCGAAGCACGTGAAAAATTCGCACAGATCGCAGGACCACAGGGCGGATCTAGCCTTAATGGTACAGCTATGAAATCCGAAGCCAAAGAAATGATCACACAGCTCGAAGCAGAATTAATGCAACAGGTCACCGGCGGTCAGGGATATACATTCATTATTGGTTGACCTTTGCTCTCACTTATGATATAATAATCATGAGGGCAAAAATCTATGACAGACAATGATAATAAAAAACCATTAAAAATTGCGATTTATACTATCTGTAAAAATGAAGTAAATCAAGTAGAACGCTGGGCTGCTAGCAATAGTGAAGCAGACGTGCGGTTAATCTGTGATACTGGCAGCACAGACGGTACCCAAGAAGCATTACGAAAACACGGCGTTATGGTATTTGATATAACTGTAAATCCGTGGCGTTTTGATGTTGCACGTAATTCCAGTCTAAATCTATTACCACAAGATGTAGATATATGTATCTGGCAAGATCTCGACGAAGCACTATTACCGGGGTGGCGACAAGAAATTGAAGAAAAATGGCAAGAAGGTACTACTGTAGCAAACCATCGTTATAGATTTAACGGCGGGCAATGGCAATGGCATTATAAGATCCATGCCAGACACGACTGTTTTTGGAAATATCCCGTACATGAAAAACTGATGTGGGCAACAGGCAAAGAACGTAAAGATATATGGTTACAAAATTTTTATTTAGATGAACAACAAGAAGTTAAAGGTAGTCGTACTAGCTATCTAGATCTGCTCGAATTGAAATTACAAGAAGGCGATCGAGAATGGAAAACCTATGCATTTTTAGCAAGTGAATATCAAATGCTAGGTCGATATGATCAAGAACTAGAAAAACGTCTACAGAGTTATGATCTCTGCGAAGATGGTGTAATCGTTAAATCCTATATCGCACGTCTAATAGCGAGTGTATACGCTAGAACTGAAGATTGGGCAAAGGCAGATCTATGGTTTTTTAAAGGTGTTACTGATAGTCCAGAACGAGAAACATATTATCATTGGGCAAAGAGTTACCACGATCGACGCGATTGGGAAAATTGCTACATAACGATGAAAAAATGCACCGAAATTAATGCTCGTAGAGATGGATATACAAATGATCCAGCTGCTTGGGGAATGACTGCTTATGATATTGCCGCTCTAGCTGCTTATAATATCGGCTTGTATAAACAAGCAATCGATTATGGACAAAAAGCATTAGATTTTTATCCCGACGATCCTCGTCTACAAACAAATTTAAAATTTTATAAAGAGAAGATCAATGGTTGATTTTAAAGAAGCAGTAGAGTCTTATTCAGACGATGAAAATGCATATGATATTCTCCATAATGATTTTATAAAAAACGTTAACGAGCAAAAATACCTTAGTATGCATCGAGATTGGGTAGAACAAAACAAATGGGGATATGGCGATAGAGAACTCCACTGGATGTGGAAGTTAATCGTTGATGAGATGCCTAAAAATTTTAAATTCCTAGAGATTGGGGTATTTAAAGGACAAACACTAAGTCTAGTATCTCTGATTGCACAAGTACAGATGAAGAATTGCGAAGCAGTTGGTATAACACCGCTAAACAATAGCGGTGATCAATATAGCAATCATCCTGATATTGATTACTTCACTGCTATTAAAACTATCTTTGAAGATTTTAGGATAAAAGAATGGGATCGTACTAAACTTATTAGAGGATTTAGTGACGACCCAACTGTTATAAAAATGAGTGATAGTGTAGGACCATATGATATCGTTTATATCGATGGATGTCATGATTATTCTGTAGTCTGTAGCGATATCGAACATTATAAGAAACAGGTAAAACCAGGTGGATTTTTAGTAATTGATGATTGCAATTTATATCTTAAAATACCAAAAAATCGTTGGGCAGGTTTTGAAGATGTAAGTAAAGCCGTAAGAGATTGTTTAGAAAATGATACAGATTTTGAATTACAATTTGCAGTGACACATAATAGAATTTGGAGAAAAATTGATGGCTAAAATAAAGACCTGCGTATATGCGATTAGTTTAAACGAGATCGCTCAAGTTGATAATTTTATGGAAGCATCAAAAGATGCAGACCTCATCCTAGTATGTGATACCGGTAGTACCGATGGCACAGTAGAACGTTTAACAGAACTAGGTGCAACTGTTTACACTGTTAAGCAAAAACCATGGCGTTTTGATGTTCCACGTAATACTGCTCTAGCATTGATTCCACCGGATATTGATTTCTGTCTCAGCATCGATATCGATGAATACTTGCAACCTGGGTGGTTAGATGCTATGCAAGAAGCATGGGATCAACATAATGGAAATATCCAAAGAATAGCATATGATTATACTTGGAACTGGAAAGCAGACGGATCACCTGATAAAGTGTTTTTCGCAGATAAAATGCACAATCGTAAAGGATATCGTTGGCGTCATCCTTGCCACGAAACACTATACTGGGAAGGAAAAGGTCCGGAAAATCGCGTAACTGTTCCGGGTATTAAATTACATCATCGTGCTGATAATAGTAAAAGTCGTAGCCAGTATCTACCTCTACTAAAACAAGCAGTGGACGAAGATCCAAATAATGATCGTATGGCTCATTACTACGCACGTGAGTGTATGTTTGTTGGACAAAACGAATTAGCTATTTCTGAATTCCAACGCCACTTATCACTACCTAGTGCAACCTGGGCTGAAGAACGTTGTGCGAGTATTCGTTATATGAGTCGTTGTTACGGGAATATGGATAAAAAAGACGAAAGTCTGCATTGGGCACACAAAGCAGTATTAGAATGGCCTTGGACCAGAGAACCATGGCTAGAACTCGCTCGTTCTGCTTATCGGAAACAGGATTGGCCTACCTGCTATTGGGCTGCTGCCAAGTGCTTATCAATAACAGGAAAAGGTATGAGCTATATTACCGATAGTGAATGCTGGGGGCAAGAACCACACGATCTAGCATCATTAGGGGCGTGGTATAGTGGTCTTAAAGATACAGCTAGAGAACAAGCATTATTAGCACTAGCAAAAAACCCAAATGATGCTAGACTTAAGAATAATTGTTTATTAATGGGAATAGAAGAAAAGGATCTACCTCAGTGATTGTAGGTGTTTGTGGATTGATTGGCAGCGGTAAAGGTACTGTTGCTGATCTTTTACAGCAAAAACATGGATTTATTAAGATCAGTTTCGCAGATAGTCTAAAAGAT